AACCATCTTAGTTGCTTCAGTGTGAGTCATTTTCTTTTCCTTAGTTATACTGTTATATCGGTATTCTACACTCTAAACTTTATTTGTCAACAACTACCTATCTCGCTGACTATACCCATCTTACCAATCCGATAGGATCGGATAGTACAAAAGAGGGGGCGAACCTCCAGACTAGGCTGAACACCCCTCAGAATGGATTACTATACCCTATCAATCCTTTAGAATGGCTTGATACCTAGCCTTGCGATAGTCATCGTTCACACACTCCCACATACCGAAACGGTCCTGAGCCTCGCAAATAGCCCAGTGTTCGCTAGTTGCCCGAACATATCCGACTAGAGTTCCATCCAAATACATATAGTAGGTATTCATGGGCAGGCTATAGTCCTGTCCACGATAGGATAGTTTGGCGAACTTCGTATTGTATACTTTGCTAGTTTTCATTTTCTATTCCTTTGCTTTCTTCTATATCGGTATTTTACCTTGCGAATCTTGAATGTCAACCAAAAAAATAGCAGAATAATATTTTGTGGTTTGGTACAATATTTGCAGTGCCTGCCATTTTGGCAGATTTTGCGCGATTTCTGCCATTTTGGCAGCTTCACTGGCTGACTGTCATTATTGTAAGCCGAGAGGCTCGGCTGAGACAACCCCCACAATAGGGGGAAGTCTAGCCAACCCCTCTCGTGGGTGGGTCACCCCTCCCAAGCGAACGGGCTGATTTCCTCGCCCATAGCGTCGATGGCTTCGTATTGTGAACGCAAAGCCTCTACCCTCTCACGACTACCAGGCTTACCTACCTTAACAATCATAGTATCATCACCCCCATTATAGCGAGGGTCAACCTTTTCAACCTTATCAACACCCCCATTTCGGAGGGCTGTCCGATTGAACTTGACTACCTTTTCTGTGCGAACATACCTTTTCTTGTCGTTCACACCATATTCATAATCCACACCCTCTATCACCTGACTATCTGGAATCTCGATCAGCATAGGCAATGCGATACCCTTGAAGATCATACGGGCTTGACGCTTGGCATTTTCGATGATGGGAAACTTCTGACTCATGGTTATCATTCCTTTATGGGTGAGACTGTAGACTAACAAAACTTTCTTGACAACACAACCCCCACTATTGGGGGACACTCTCAGGATCGCTAGGATCGGGATAGTATTCCAGAATCGGGGTACAGTGTTCAAGGCAACAGGCACAAAAATCATAGCCTTGAACCTTATCACCACAACAATCGGAAGTAATCATTTCAATCATTCTCATCTCTTTCTCTCTTTCTTATACTCTGATTATACATATGGTATCGGCATTGTCAAAGAAAAAAAATAGGGAAAATAAAAATATTGTTTGGCACAACATTTGCTGTAGCCTGCCATTTTGGCAGAAATCGCCCGCGGCCTGCCTTTTTGGCAGTCTCTCTGACTGTCATTATGGCAGCTAGCCGAGAGGCTCGGCTGAGACAGAATACCCCATTAGGGGGAGAATATTTTTTCCCTACCTTTGGGGGGTAACCCCTTTTTACTCGTAACGATTGAAACAATTCAAATCGCTATACTTTTCTGCCATAACGTCGCGGTTTGGGTGAACGTCCCATGATACTAGATTTTCCAGATAAACAGACTTGAATGATGGGCTATCTTCCCAGCGATCATCCTTTACCACAATCATCGTACCCTTCGGCATAGCCTTGACGCTTTCAATCTTTCCCGAAAAGTATCGGCCGTCATTACGCTTGGCGTGAATATAGTGGCCAGCGTGAACGGGAGCATATGAGGTATACATTTTTTCATTCCTTATGGTTTCTGTCATCATCATGCAATCATTCTACAGAGCATATCGGCAATTGCAACCGAAAAATCCAAAAATCTTTGTAAAGAAAATTTGACACAAAAAATGTAGATTTTCACTCAGTTTGGCATACTATTTGCTAGGGCAAATATCATACCATAAAAATATTTTTTATTTGGCACAAGATTTGCAGTAGCCTGCCATTTTGGCAGAAATCGCGCCCCGCCTGCCATTTTGGCAGATTATCCCCCATTAGGGGGAGAGATTGTTTGTCCTACCTTTGGGGGGTTAACCCGCCCTAAACATAAACACGCGACCAAAGCCGCACGATGATATACCCCATCCGGGGGATCCCCAAATCCAAGGGGGTAACCCCTTATCGCTAGAACAATGGTAACCGTCAACGTGTAGCGTATTCGGTTGATTCGGAATACGTTGAACCGTGATACCTTCCGATTCTAACCTTACAATCATTTCAGATATTGTCATTTTATTATTCCTATTTGGCTTGAATAAAAACCGATTCGCTCTTCGTGCTACTTGTAATGGTAACGATCCAATTTTTACCGCTACCATCTTCCCTCATAATTCCGTTTATAAGGCCGATATATACCTTACCCTTTGTATCGGTAACCGTACCATATCGTCCCATTCTCATGGCCAAAAAAATCTTATCCAAACTATTCATTTTATTTCCTAGACTAAAGATAAAGGTAAACGGTCGAGACTAACAAAATCAAGATAGCGTATGAAATAGCAATCGTCAAGATCATTTTATTCCCCTTATGCGTAGTTGAGTAGCAGTGGCTGGCCGTTGACCAGACTGAACGAATGGCCGCCGGTCATGTCCTCAAGGTATACACTCTTGTGAGCGTTGTCGGCTTGACGAATCACGAGGAGCGTACGATCCTTGACCATCCGCATATCCTGCACCACACCACTGAACACGCGACCATCATTCCGAACACCGCGAAAGCCGAAACCGATATAGTTCTTTGTCATCGTCAAACCCTTTTCTTTGTTTTCCTTCGTTCTCATAACCCTATCCTACATTATGGTATCGGCATTGTCCACAAAAAAAAATAGGGAATCAGTATCCTTTCAAGATTGTAAGTTTTCAGATTCTGGCACAGGATTTGCTAGAGGTAGTCCCCTCTTGTGGGGGGGGTTTTTTTGTTTTCCTCCCATTGGGGGGTTGCACCCCTCGAAGCCGGAGGTGGCCCACAAACAACAAGCCCCTTACCTATAAATTGGCCAGTTTAATAGCCACTTTCCACATAAAAAAAAGCGAGAATCGTAAGACTCTCGCTCTTTAGTTTCTATACTCAGTGAGTCTTTGCTCCTAAAAAATCAAGCTCCTGTCTCAAGTCGTTCTACACTTATAACCTTTTTTCTTCGCCCTCTTGCTTTAGCAATTCCCATTTTGCGTCTTTGACGACGAACCATGCCTGTTGTGATACTCTCTCCGGTCATACCACTTAGTTTACTGGCCAATTCCCCATCACTCAGAGAATTAATATTATCCCTAACAAACACCAACTCTGCATCACTCCACTTTTTATATGTTGCCATAATAGTTGTTCCTTTTTGACAAAACGTACTAATAACTTATTATATAGTATACCATTGAAACTTTAACGCAAGGCAAATATTATGGATATTGACAATATTGTTAGCAGCACATTAAAAGTTATCGCTAGCGAAAACCTTGATATACAATCAGATCTAGAAAAAAGTGACCCACCCAAAACCCTAGAACAACTCATACATGAAGAAAAAGAAAATCCCCAAGAAACCAGTAGTGGACGAAACTGAGCTATTAAAAGTTATAGATATTATTACTAAAAAATTAGGTTACAAATTTAAATTTGGATATCATGACATAAACGATATGAAACAGCAAATAAGCATATTTGCTTTGGAAGGTTTAAAAAATTACGATCACAAAAGGCCCCTGGAAAATTTCCTATGGACCCACGTAAGAAATCGACTTTTCAACTACAAAAGAGATAACTATCAAAGGCCCGACAAACCATGTTACACTTGTCCCCTTTTTGATAGTAAAAGTGCTCTCTGCACAAAATATAGCAATAAGAACGATTGTGATTTATACTATACTTGGACTCAACGAAACCAAAATAAAAAGAACCTGATGCATCTAACAACCATAGAAGAAATTAAAGATTATGGTAATATATTTTTACAAAATTCAGTATCTATAGAAGACCAGGAAATTATGAAAATATTAGACGAGAAATTATCAGGGGAAATTCGGTCAATCTATTTAAAGCTCAAAGGGGGTAGTAAAGTACCTAAAGCAGATAGAAATAAATTGCTTAGCAAAATACAGGAAATATTATGCCAAAAAAACGAGGACAGCTAGCTCTAGATGAAGAAAAGTTTATAAGCGATAATATAGACTCTCTTAGTGTGGAAGCTATAGCAGAAGCATTAAATAGAAATACTGCTCCTATAAATAGATATATCGAAGAAAATAATTTATATGCTTTAGAGGAAAAGAGTGAAAATGAAACCTTAAAACGAAAACTTCATGGTAAAACATTTTGGACCGAAATATTACGACAGTTTGATGAGGATAGTGGAGAACTAGAATACTTTGAAAATACGTGGGTTGGTCTTATTAAACAGTTTCGAGAAGATGTACTTCCTGCTGAAGAGCTTCAGATTAAACAGTTTATTACAATAGATATTCTTATTAATCGTAGTATGAAAGAACGTAAACGACACATAGCAGAAACAGAAAAATTACAAAGAGCAGTAGATGCTGAATACGACAAACCAGAAAGTAATCGAGATATTCCCAAATTAGCTAATTTAGAAACTCAATTAAGTTTTGCTCGTAATAGCATAGCTAGTTATACCAACGAATATACCAAGCTTTTAAACGAACAACAAAAGATAAGCAAAGATTTAAAGGCCACCCGTGAACAACGTATAAAGCGCATAGAGGACGGTAAAAGCTCGTGGGTCGGGTTGATACGAATGCTCGAAAGTGAAGAGATTCGAGAAAAAGAAGGTCGTGAAATGGAAATTCTCAGGATGGCTACCGAGAAATACAAAAAAGAACTATTTGGCTATCATACCTATCAAGATGATGGGGTTGATAAACCATTCTTAAATTATGAAAGCATAAATGATGAGTAGAAATTACCAAGACCCCCAATACAAAGAATGGAGAAAAAAGGTTTATGCACGAGACAATCATACTTGCAGATGGCCCGGTTGTAAAAATAAAAAAAAATTACAGGCTCACCACATATACAGATGGGCCGATTTCCCCGGCCTACGCTATCATCCATTTAATGGTATCTCCTTATGCAAAATCCACCACGACTCAATAAAAAATAACGAAGATAACTATCGAGATTTTTTCACTAGGCTAATAAAATGATTAAAGACCCTTTTACCATTATCATAGACACAAGAGAACAAATTCCTTGGGAGTTTGGATATCATGATACTGCTAATCGCAAATTAGATACTGGAGACTATAGCATAGAAGGATTTGAAAATATATTAGCGGTAGAACGAAAACGTAGCGTAAGCGAATTAGCCACAAATCTTAGCGAAAAAAGACTTAACAATGTGCTATCTAGGTTAAAAAAAATCAAACACCCATATATGGTTTTTGAATTTAGTTTAGACGAAGTTTATCAATTCCCAGTAGGTAGCGACATTCCTAAAAAAATGTGGGATAAATTAAAAATTACTGGTAATTATATAGTTAAACGATTACTAGAAATTCAACTAGAATATGGTATTCAGGTTGTATTTTGTGATGACTCTAGCAATGCTGAAAAATTTACAGCTAGTTTAATGAAAAGAATATATGAACGATATAATAAAGACCAAACAAATATTTGAAAATGCTTGGCTAGGACTAGGCGACCTATCACAAATAGTTGTGGATAAAAATCCTATGATTGGTCGACTTAAAGAGGATATAGAAAATCCAGACCTTCACTTACTAAGGCTGTTAAAAAATCCCAGATATTTTGGAAGTACTTGTAAAATATTATTTGATATAGAGCTTCATCCTATTCAAATCGCCATACTCCAAGAATTCTGGGTTCGTCCTTTTCCAATGTTTATAGCATCTCGCGGTTTTGGTAAAAGCTTTTTGATGGCATTATATTGTGTGCTACGATGCATGTTGGTTCCGGGCACAAAAGTTGTTGTTGTGGGCGCTGCTTTTCGTCAGAGTAAAATTATATTCGAATACATGGAAACATTGTGGCGCAATAGCTCCATATTACGAAGTATCTTCACTGGAAACAATGATGGTCCGCGTCGAGATGTTGATAGATGCACTCTGCGACTTGGTGAGAGTTGGACTATAGCAATACCAATGGGAGACGGTAGTAAGATTAGGGGTTTGAGAGCACATATTATCATCGCAGACGAGTTCGCATCAATTAGTTCCGACATTTATGAGACAGTGGTTTCCGGTTTCGCAGCAGTTAGTGCAAATCCTATTCAAAATGTTAAAGAGGAGGCTAAAAAGAAAGCTTTAAGAGAGGCTGGTTTATGGAGTGATGAATTAGAGGCTGTGCAGATTAAAAAAGGCAACCAGGCAATTATTAGTGGAACTGCTGATTATGCATTCAAACATTTTGCCAGCTACTGGAAACGATATAAAGCAATTATCGAAAGTCGTGGAGAAAAACAAAAATTACAAGAAATTTTTAACGGAGAAGTACCAGATAATTTTAATTGGCAGGATTATAGCATTATTCGTATGCCTTATGAATTAATCCCCAAGGGCTTCATGGATGATAACCAAGTTAGTAGAGCAAAAGCTATTATTCATACTGGTATTTATAATATGGAATATGCTGCATGTTTTACCGCAGATAGTGACGGATTCTTTAGGCGTAGTCTAATAGAAAGCTGCGTAACTAGTGATACAAAACCTATTGTGATAAATAATCAACAAGTTTTATTTGAATGCTCCACACAAGGTAGTTCTCAATATCAATATGTGTATGGGATCGACCCAGCTAGTGAAAAAGATAATTTTAGTATTATTATTATAGAGCTTCACCCAAATCACAACAGGGTAGTTTATTGTTGGACCACAAATCGTAGTAATTTTAAAGAACGACAAAAAACAGGGTTAGTAAATGAACACGACTTTTACGGATTCTGCGCAAGAAAAATTAGAAATCTTATGAAAACCTTTCCTGCTTATAGAATAGGAATCGACGCTCAAGGAGGAGGTATCGCTATCGAAGAGTCTTTACACGATCCCGGAAAGTTAGAAGGTGGAGAACAATTAATTTGGCCCATTATAGATTCAGAGAAAAACAAAGATACGGACGATCAGCCCGGATTGCATATACTAGAATTAGTACAATTTGCACGAGCCGATTGGACAAGTCAAGCTAATCACGGATTACGCAAAGACTTAGAAGATAAAGCACTATTATTTCCAAGATTCGATCAAGTGAGTTTAGCACTCGCTCTAGACAAAGAAGGCAAAGAGATTATATCAGCAGATTTTGATAATTTATATGATAATCAAAGTGAATGTATATTAGAAATAGAAGAGCTTAAAAATGAACTAACAACCATTGTTATGACTCAAACTAGCACAGGATCAGGAGGACGAGACAGATGGGACACTCCAGAAGTAAAATTACCAAACGGAAAAAGAGGCAAACTGAGAAAAGATAGATATAGTGCTTTGGTTATAGCAAACATGTTAGCAAGACAACTAAACAGATCTTTAGAACCAGTAAATTACGAAATAATAGGTTCAAACTTAAGAGATGGAAACAAACAAAAAAATAATGGAGATTTTTATAAAGGACCAACTTGGTTTACATCCTGCGCCAACGATGATATATATAAAGGAATTTACAGATAATCGTGTATATTACCTTGTAATTACATACCAATAGGATTATAATACAATTATGAGCAGAAAAAGCGAAAAAACAAATGCGGCCATTCCGGACGCTGCTCCTGTTGTTCCAGATAATGCTTATATCACATGGGGTGATGAGAATATATTAGACAAAAGAGAAGCTTTACAAGAAGCGTCTAAAGCCTTAGATGAATTTAATTTAATACAAAAAAGTACAGCTAATAATAGTCGATATAGATTAGATTTTAGTAATTTAGACGGATCAACTAGTGGTCGCCCTGGTCTTACTCGTAGTGATTACGATTATTTTAGACCAGAAGAAAGTATTCCTCATCACATCAAAGGAATTCTTAATAAGGCAGATGTCGTATATAATCGTGTTGGACTAGTCAAAAATGTTATAGACTTGATGGGAGACTTTGCTTGTCAAGGAATAAGACTTATTCATCCAAACAAGAGAATAGAAAAATTTTATAGAAACTGGTTTGATAAAGTTAGCGGAGAAGAAAGAAGCGAAAGATTTTTAAATAATTTATATAGAGCTGGTAACGTTGTATTAAACAGACAAACAGCCAAAATTAGTATCAAGGTTGAAGATAGTTTATACAAAAGCGTTGGTGGTCCGGACCTCATAATTCAAAAAGACGACACCAAGGTCGAGAAAAAAGAAATTCCTTGGAGATATACTTTTATTGACCCGGTATATGTTGATGTCGTTGGCGGCTCTTTATCTTCTTTTGTTACAAACAGAGCTTATTCTATAGTATTACCGTCCGTTCTTCGTAAAACTATTAATAGTCCAAAAAATGATGCGGAAAGAAAAATAATAGATCAGCTACCACCAGCAATAATAGAAGCTGCAAAAACTAGAAAACCATATATACTTGATCCAGATAAAACAATGGTTTTTCACTACAAAAAAGATGATTGGAAAACATGGGCATATCCCATGATATATAGTATTATGGATGATATCAACGTTATTGAAAAATTGAAGCTAGCAGACTTAGCAGCTCTTGATGGCGCTATAAGCAATATTCGCATATTCAAACTCGGTAGCTTAGAATATAAAATTGCTCCAACAGCAGCAGCAGCTAGCAAGCTTAGCAATATACTTTCTAACAATGTTGGTGGTGGCACTATGGATCTTGTGTGGGGTCCAGATATAGAGCTATTAGAAAGTAAAACTAGTGTTCATCAATTTTTAGGAGAAGGAAAATATATCCCACATTTAAATGCTGTATATGCCGGTTTAGGTATCCCTCCTACGCTAACGGGTACATTTGGTGCTGCTGGAACAACCAATAATTTTATTAGCCTAAAAACATTAACACAAAGACTCCAATATGGTAGAAAAGTACTAAAAACATTTTGGAAAAAAGAAATTGCTATGGTACAAAAAGCTATGGGCTTCAGACTTCCTGCTAAAATAGAATTTGATAGAATGGATCTTAGCAACGAAGAAGCAGAAAAAGCATTACTAATTCAGCTAGCAGATAGAAATATTGTTAGTGATGAGCTTGTTCAAACAATATTTGGATTTGATCCGGACACAGAAAAAACTAGACTTAATAGAGAAAATAGAGAACGAAGTAGTAAAAGAATGGTTAAAAAAGCTGGTCCTTTCTATGATGCTAATTTTGAAAACACTGCAAAGAAAATGGCAATGCAGCTTGGACTAGCAACACCAAGTCAAATTGGTGTGGAATTAGAAAAAAAGAAAAAGGGAGAATTTAATGCAGTGGAGGTTAAGTCTCAATTCCCACCACTAAAACTAGGACCCATACCTGGAATTGGTGGTCCAGAGAAAAAATCTTTACCGGGGCAGCCAGGACAAGGCAGGCCTAAAAACTCAAAGGATACCGAACAAAGAAAAACCAAAGAGTTTAGTCCTCAAACAGGAGCGTCTTTGAATATTTGGTCTATGGAATCTCAAGATAAAATTTCTGAAATTGTGAATCCAATACTACTTGAGTTTTATAATAAAAAAAATATGAGAAGTTTATCTAATACAGAATACGATGAAGCAGAGAGTACGAAGTCTAAGATATTTTTTTCTATAGAACCATTTTCAGAGATTAATGAAAAATTAGTCTTATCAAAATTAAACAACTTAAATAATTCTAATATCAATACTCAATATGGTCAATATAAAACATTTAATAAGCTGATGCTAAGCGAGATAAATAGACCACTTACTACTGAAGAAACAAAATATACAAAATCTTATTTATATCAACTGGTGTATTGTTCTTAATGGATCAACAATAAAGAAAGCCTAAAATATGAAAATTTTTGAAGCAGAACTTAGAGACGGACTAGAAGAGGTTTTATCCTCAAGGGCTTATATCAGTTACGCATCAGAAGTACACCCGTCTAACAGTGAATTCTGTGTAAAACAAACAGACATTAAAGCTTTAGCTGGCCTAGAAGATAAAGACTTGTACTATACCCAATCTATATTAGTCACAACTTCTTGGAACAAAAATGACGATATTTTTGATAAAGACGAAGTTTGGGCAGCTAGAAATACTCCTATTCACAAGCCTACAAACCTAGAACATAATGAAGGCTTAATAGTTGGTCATATAACATCAAATTGGCCTATAACAGAAGATGGTATTCTTATTGATGAATCCACTCCTATAGAAAATTTACCCAATAAATATCATATATTAACAGGTTCAGTTATTTATACAGGGTACACTGAACCAGAACTGAAAGAAAGATCCTCCAAATTAATAGCTGAAATTCAAAACGACACAAAGTATGTTAGTATGGAATGTTTTTTTAAGGGTTTTGACTATGGATTAATTAATAAAACTACAGGACAATATAAAATACTTAATAGGGGTGAAGATACTGCTTTTTTAACCAAACACCTTAGAGCATATGGAGGTGTTGGAGAATATCAAGAACATAAAATTGGTAGAGTTTTAAGAGATATAACATTTTCTGGTAAAGGCTTTGTGGACAAACCAGCAAATCCAGAAAGTATTATTTTTACTAAAAATAGTTTTGTATTTAATAAAGATAGAGATACTACAACATTGATTTCAGAAAAAAAAGACAATTTTCAAAATGTCGGTGTATTTTCAAATCAAGCCAACCTAAAGGAGAACGATATGAGTTTAGAAAAAGAAGTTTCCGAAATTAAAGAAAAAATCGAAGCTATGGCAGATTGCAGCCAAGCTATTACTCAATCAAAAAGCTTAGCTTCTGAACTAGAGAGTAAAAATTTTGAACTCTCTAAAAAACTCGAAGCCACAGAACAAGAGTTACTAGAAATTAAATCTTCTGTTGTAGAAAAAGAACAAGCGGCTAAAAAACTGGCCGCAGACATGAAGAAAAAAGAAGAAGAAATGATGAAAATGAAAGCCGAGTTTGACTCCGCTAATGAAACTTTAGCTGCTTACAAA